TAATTGTTTGTTTTTCGATGGACATTTTCTTGAGATCATCACTCGATAGAATCGAAATAAGCAAGTCCTTGTAGGATGGAGAAATTTCGTCAGATTTGATGACCCACTGATGCAAAGCGTCCCTATTTTTTTGAATGTTCAAAAGTAATCTATACGTCAAGTTTACGATCGCCATTTCACTAGATGAATCATTCAAGATGGACTCCAAACAGGTTGTTGGACTTCTAANTTTAGGATACTTCATGAGCACACATTTCCGGTAATCGGAAAGCAGATTTTCCATTTCTCCATAATTCACGTCTTCAAAAATCAGGTCGGTAGGGAAATAACGATCCATCTTCGTTTGATTATCAGGATTAGTGATCATCGTATTGACCACTTCCACAAATTGATGCATAAATGCCGAATACAAGTGTGAATTGTGTTTTTGGTTCATTTTCACGTTTCGATATGGAGCCGAATTAACCGATTTCGAACTCATGGCGTTAAGAGTCGAGTAAGAAGTTGAGTTTGGAGTTGAGTTTGGAGTTGAGTTTGGTGTTGAGTTTGGTGTTGAGTTTGGTGTTGAGTTTGGTGTTGAGGTTGGTGTTGAGTTTGGTGTTGAGTTTGGTGTTGAGGTTGGTGTTGAGTTTGGTGTTGAGTTTGGTGTTGAGTTTGGTGCCGGATTCGGGCACGTGCGGTTCGCTTTTCTCTTTAACTCGTCATAATGTTTCTTTACGAAATGTACCAGAAATAGAACCCAACGACGACAATAACGACACCTAAAACAATTGGAATAGCCATCGACGGAACGGTTGCGGTGTCAGACATTGAATATGTATACAATTAAAACAATAAAAAACTTTTCGTGCTACCCGATGAACCATGTTCGTCGACAACGGATGTGTAATTTGAACGGGTCTCTTCAATTTCATTTTGAAACATATATTCATGGAGTGTGAATGGTACGTTTGGTAATGTGTGTATTTGGAATGTCCCATACATATTACGGAACGTTATATTCAAAGCATCAGAATACACATTCTCCTCCGTCGTTGATAGTCGTTCTTTGATGTCAATCTCATGGGGATCCAGTGCGTGCAAGATGACAAGACTAGCACGCGTTCCTTGATGTCCCGCTTTCCAACCAATAAATATGTTATTTGTGGATGACGAAGAGTTTGCACCACATTCCGCACCGATATACACGTTATTGAATCCTTTTTCATTGGAAAATCCACAATTGTTACCGATAAACACGTTATTTGAGGAACTTATGCTATGTTTTCCAGTTTCCGTCCCAATAAAGACATTCATGTTCCCATGAGCGTTTTTTAAACCGGTTTGAATACCGATGAACACATTATCCGATCCATTGTAGTTATATTGACCTGCCTGGTAACCAATGATGCAATTTTGGTCGCCTGATTTGTTAAATTGTCCACTTTGATGTCCAACGAATGTGTTATTGCGACCATCTTCGTTTTGCTTTCCAGCCATGGAACCACAAAACACATTATGGGAACCGTTGGTGTTCTGATTACCGCTTTCGCTCCCCATGAACACATTTAAATTTCCAACACTATTGAACTCTCCACTCGACGGACCCATGAACACATTAGAGTGACCATCACGATTAAAAGTACCCGAACTCGACCCGACAAACACATTGTTTTCACCATTCGTATTGTTCATTCCCGAAAGTCTGCCAAGGAACACATTGTTTAACCCGTTCGCGTTCAACATACCACATTTATCACCGACGAACACGTTACCGTCTCCCGAACGATTTGCCGAACCGGCTTCGTGTCCGATAAACACATTATCGCTGCCGTTGTCGTTTTTATTTCCGGATTTGCAACCAATAAACACATTATTTTTATCATTAGAGCTCGAATGTTGCCCGGCCTGATAACCAATATAGGTGTTGTTTGATATATTATTGGAAGCTTGACAAACTTCATAACCGATACAAACACTAGTGGCGTTTTCATTTTCATTGAAAATTCCCGTTTGTCTGCCAATCCGGATCGACTTATCGTTCAAATGTATGTGTTGTAAAGAAGAAACACCAGAGTCTCCACCATCCAGTTGAAGGTTATTTAAATCCATCTTGATTTTTTTTATAGATTATATTATTATATTTAAAATATGGGAGGCGGTTCAAGTAAAACGACTTCTTTTCGAAGTGCGAACTCTCGCACCGATGAAATGCAAAAAGTTGTTCAAGATTATACGGACAACATTGAAAAAATGAAAAGTAAGCATAAAAACGCCACGTTAACTCATGTCGAAAAGAAACGTTTGCAAAAAAAAAGTATTCGGGTGCAAAAAGTACTTCAAAAGTATGTAGATTCGTTGAAAGTAGATAAGGAACAGGTATATAAATTATCTCAATCGCTTGAACAAGCGATCCCGCATTCCACGCACACGATGAATCGGTATCAATCCATCAAAGCCAATTTAAATGCCCATCCGTCAAAAAGTTCCAAAGTGAATAAATTGCGTACGAATGCAAATATGGCGTATAAACGTGGTAAGGGTGCAACGACGAACACGTATAAACGTGGCAAGGGTGCGGCAATGAACACATACACACGGGGTAAGGGTGCGGCGACGAACACGTACCAACGTGGCAAGGGTGCGGCGACGAACACATACAAACGTGGTAGGGTGGTCGCCGGTTCTAAACTGAGAAATATGACCGGGGAAACCAAACGGGTCAAAAAAGTCGAAGCCCGGCTACGAAACGAGATGGAAGCCGAAAAAAAACGAATGGAAACACAACGCAAACAACGAAACGTATTGGAACGAATCCGCATGCAAAAAGAACGACGGAAACGCATCCAAAAACGACCCATCAAAGTAACNATTCCTACTAGGGCCGCCCCGCGAGTAGGAAGAAGACGGTAAGTCGAACACTTTAAGATGTGATACACTTCTTGTATTCATAATGGAAAAAGTGAACGCATCCGTTTTAAAAGTCATTCATAGCTTACTTCAACATATATCAAATGAGGAAAAGGTTGATTTCGAAGTTTTAAAGAAACATTCAGACCGTTTTTTTGGACCCAATGCTGTTCAACTATGCAAGGGAATTGTCAAAGCCTCGGGTCTTCCGTGTTCAAATCAAGTGTGTACGAACGAATCGTACTGCAAAAAACATTTATTTACACATTTACAACCGAAACGAGAGGAACGAAAACAATGTACAGGACTCAATTGTAATGGAACCTTATGTGTCAAGGACGCGTTACCCAATTTGACGATATGTGGGATACATTTGGCGAAAGAAAAACGTAAAGGAAGGAAACAGAACGATACGCAATGTGTTTTTTACGAGGAAGACGACGAGGGGAACGTGTCGTTTTGTGGGAATCCAAACATTCATGAAAAATGGGTTTGTATTCGTCATGAACATTTGCATAGACAATATGTGAAAACATATCGGTCAAAGAATATTGGAAATTATATTGAAATGAAAACGTTTAAAGACGATTTCACTCCTCATTACATCATAGAAAAGCGATTGCAAACGACATGAGCGTGATGGGAGGGGTTATTCAACCCGATGGAGAAATAACGTTCGTTCAATATGAAACACCNAAAGATTTTTATCAACATACGCATTATACCATCTGTGGAGCAAGTATAGAGAACAACATTGTGCTTATTCAACAAGANGAGGTGTATTATAAAATGACAAACACTCCAATGGTTGAAAANAAAGAATTTCGTCGATTGTACGAAATGGCAATCGTGAAAGATGAAATGGTGTACGGTCCTCTGTTTGTGATGCAAACGGATGAACATGGAGAACCGATCGATATCGATAAATCGTTGTTTAAATAAAATATAAACTTATGTTATTAAATGAGTAATAAAATGGTCGTTAAATCCGAGTCGAGATTGATCGTTAAGAATACGGGGGTCATCAAAGTTAAATAGAAAGGTTTGTTTGTTCCGTGATTGGACGACTACTGACAATATCGGTTTTTGAGTGAACCCTTTGTGTTTAATTCTAAATAGCAAGTCGTCTAATAGTTCGAATAGCGAATACCGATCAAGGTCAGAATGCGCTTCGAGTACATGTAAGAGACATGATGTCATGGCTCCAGTAAATTGATGTCGTTGTGCAACATTGTACGCATCGGCCGATGTTTGATTGTCCATGCATCCGCTTAGCATAGTGACGGAAGAACCGAAATTGTGGGTGTGTTCGATTTGTGCACAAGTAACGTCTCCCGCTTTATACGAATACGAAAGATCGCACATCGACCCCGAATGACAGCAATCAAACACCAAAAAAAGCTTGGTAGATGGATTGAAGGTGGAAAACGCTTTTCTCATCATGTCATCCGTGATTAAACCGGACCGTTTGTAATCCGAGGGCACGATACATTCGTCCTTTCCGTCACGTTCATCCCCGGACCAGTCCCTGGTTTGACATCCATGTCCACTGAAATGAACCCAAGCATGTGTCAATGATTTGTTCCATGAATCGGACGCTAATGTAGTTATATGATTAATAATTCCATTAGCGGATGTATCTTTTCCATCGTTTGAATCATCCACAAATGTGTCAACTTGATATTCATGAACCTTTAAGAATGTTTCCATATTTAAGACATCATTGATGCACCCACGTAAACGTGCGGTTTTATCATCGGCGTAGTTACAACCAAATAACAGTGCCTGTTTCATTAATACTATACGTAAATAATTTTATATTAAAGATTTTAAGAAAACAATGGATTGACATATAATTGATAAATGGAGGTTGAACATCAACCGTTAAAAACTACGTGTGTTATATGTTTTTTCCAATCCAAAAAACATATACGATGTACACAATGCAACCATACGGTATGTCGTAAGTGTTTTCAAACGAATGTGTCGTATGGTGATTTCAATTGTATGTTTTGTGCACAACCAATCGATAGTTTGTGTTTGAAGAAAATATTAAATAAGCATGAACATAAGAAAATAACGAAAACGAAATTGTACGATGATATGAAATCTCACGTGTTTCAAAATAGGAGTAGTATTCTACATACTGCTGAGAAACGAAAACAACAACTACATGAAAAAACCCAACTGGTGTTGGAAAAACAAAAATTAAAAGAGGCGCTCCTCAACAACCAAGCTCGTATCACGGAGCTCGACAATCAAATCAATTATCCGAATCGGATTCAAACCACATCTACGCGTTCGTTAATTTATTGTTGTGACCCTCTTTGTTGTGAGGTGTTGTCTGTCGATTTGTTTTGTAACAGATGCGAATCCTATTCATGCGAATTGTGTTTGACGGTGTACACGGACAAAACGACCCATTCGTGTACAAATACCGCATCCATGCGTACGATACTATCCAGTTCCAAACCCTGTCCGAAATGTAAAACGTACATCACGAAAGGCGACGGATGCAATCAAATGTGGTGCACCGCTTGCAACACTGCATTTTCGTGGAACACGGGACTAATCATGAACGAGTCCAAAATATCATACGACAATCCGCATCGAAACGATTATCTTCGAAACACAGATAGAGGATATTTGTATCGAGGGATTTATTATCGGGACGAACGTCCAAGTTTGAGCTCAATTCGGCAAGTGCTAATAAAATATACAAAAAGTATGAAAATTCCAAAGGAGTATGTTAAATTGATAATTAATATGAAGCAAAACGCGGTGGAATTGCATAATGTCATGCATACACTGTCTGAAAATATCGCAACGTGTTCCAAAAACGACATCGATATGTATGTGTCCGTTTTGGAGATTCCTTCCGATGTCGAGATGGAACGAATCCAAACTCATTTGTACAAACAACACGATAAGAACATGAGAACAATGTATCTACGCAATATAGTGGAAGAATACATCACGAACGTGACGGATAAACTTGTGGTAATTAAACATGAATTGAACGAGGAATTGGATGAACGTATCTTTTATGAATATTTCACATATCTCGATAAATGTAATCAATCGTTTAATGAACAAATCGCAAAATATAAAACCATATTCGTTCGTGTTTGTCATTTACACGTTGATACCGGTGGGGATTGGCGTGTGAATCCTTTCTAATATTAAGATTAAACCAACTGGATACGCATCGTTGTGGTTTGGGTGGTGGAGTCGTATGCAATCACGTACACATAAACCGAATTGGAGAATGAAGATAGCGTACCCGTCGTGTTGCTTTGTGCAAAATAGAGGGTGGAGATGTCGGGAAGTGCACAAAGTACATTGGCAACCGAGGTAACGGACGGCATGGTTTCGTAAGCACATAGGCGTTTGATTTCCCCAATAGAAAGATTGTCGGTATCGCACGCGACACTCTTGACAACGCTGGATCGGTTGGTGATGATTGTGCCCATAACGATGTTAACCGATTTTGTGACGGAAAAATCTTGAATAAGCTCCGTTACAATAACGGTTTCAAACATTCCATGAGATTTCACTTGTTGAACCCCATTATCGATCGAATAAATATAAACAAAATAGGGGACGTTGGCTACGACGGGGACGCTAGTGTTCGTATTCAAATCGTAAGCTACATTACCGTAACCTAATAAATGTTTATGTGTCGCGTTCGGTACGGGCTGTGTCAGAACGCGATTGTCGTTTTCCGGATCAACAAGCGAAATGACGTGATGGGTCGATTTTTGTAGCTCCAACGAAATAAATGCCGAAACGGCACTCAAATCGGAAACAGTCGAACTGGTTATGATTGCATGCACGTTTGTAATGGACCGGTATTTGTTGAGAATATCGAACGCAATGCGAATGTATTGAGACATCGTTAGTATTACCAAATGTCAATATTTTTTTGGAAAATCATATAATCAAAAAAAAAAGTCACCATTAATGACAAACAAATGTTAGAAGATATGATAAACACAAGTTTTAAGGATACAATCCGACAAATCCTGTCTGATTTCAAATATGTGCACCCCAATACGAAAACATATCCGATTGATGATTTGAAAAAACACCCAAGTATATATTTATGGTTTGAAGATTGGTTAAAGCATGAAAGTGAGCTGGTTCGGATAAGTTTGATGGAACGAATCTAGATTTATTTTTATTTTTGAAACTATTTTTTTGTTTTTGACCTATACAACTGATGAACCGAATGATAACACGACAAAATCGACGAATTCAAAAATGTGGTTCACGTGGCCGGACAGATAACGTGTTGATTCCCTTACACCGAATCCCATTACATGAACTGTATGTGAGAGATTTGCACGCGTTCATACGTATGTACGGTACCATTAAACAAAAAAAAACCTTGCAATATTTGAGATCCAACGCACGAAGAAAGGAACTTTGTCAAATCATAAAAAAACGTGACATCACCCCCTTGTTTTTCACACGATGAACACGAACTGCAACGCATGAATGATTTGAAAACAAAAAGGACATTTGGATAATTTGTTTGTTTGTTTTTTTATCGAATTGTTGCTAAACCGAACACCATATATTTTGTGGGTGCATCCGTTACACAACCCGAAATGACTGCACGGTTGTAATAATATACACGCCTTTTTCGCTAAACATACTTTGCACGAATCGCCCTCCTCATCGAATCGATGCGGGAAACGTGTCACATATCTGAATTTTTTCCGCAAAAGACATATCCATACGAGGTTGTTCTCTGTTTGTTCGTAAAGATGGTAAAAGTCATTCATATGGATGACTTTATATTTTGTCAACCGAAAGGGTCGTTTCAATAAAGAGTAATTATGTAAAAGTGTTTCGAACGAAGTGGCCCCAAACACGAACATGTGTATGAACTATGGATGGTGTTTTTTTAAATTTTTTTATTTTTTTAATGTTTATATAAACTAATGAGTCCAACCCCGATAATCCCCACGTTGTTCAATGCCACATTGAACGCGTACGAGGGCAAACGACCCAAAGTACCTGAAAAGAAATATGATATCAAAGACGTGTTCGATGATTTGAAACAACACAAATTTCCCGTATTCCTACGGAAAAAAGAAAGCACATACGTGAAGCACATACAAGTGCGTTCGGTTTCGGTGTGTACCCCTGGTGGTCGAGGATGTGTCGGACGAGAGCGTATGGGTAAACGATATGAAAATCGACAAGTGGTCACAAAGAATGAAGGCGGACTCAGAGAGAATCCCAAATATAACGCGAGTAACAAAAAAAAGTATGGGTTGATTGAGATAAAAGGGGAAATTGTGTATAATGACGGGGTGACCGGAAAAATAAGCATCCCGGTGGATAGTAGTGGGGTGATCGGGTTACGAACGGGGTCTTCTCATTTGGTGCTCATAAATCCAGCAAATGCAAAGGGCGGTCAAAACATGACTAACATGATAGAGGAAATCGAGGCGTTGTTGTTCCCGTTCCTTAAAATAAAGAAAGAACGACCGGCGCGTTTGGAAGCGTTTAACGGCATGTATAACTTGTACACCAACAAATTAAAAACAAATCGACCCAAAATCAAAAACGATTTTGTTGCTTTCTTAATGGCAATGGGAAAAGAGCTGAAACCCCATTACATGAATCCTCGAATGCCATGGCTGCTTCGACAAAGAGGCCCGAGTGTTATGAAGGGGATCTTTAAACCAAAGGAGGATGACAAGCGGTATCCAACCGTGTCCATATCGCCATACGGACATGTGGAAATATTGGGCGCGAATGGATTCAAACCAATGATATCCGCGTACAACTTATTGAACAATGCATTTTCCGCATTAGAACCAAAGGTGAAAGAAATTACAAGAATCAACACGACGATGAATCANCCGGTCAAGCGAAAATATACCAAAAGGGTTGTGAATGTGTCCAAATATAACATATCCGCATTAAAATTGGAAAACTTGACGCATAACGCGAAGAGCCGTTTCACGATACAAAAACATGTATGTAAAACGCTNCCGAAAAACATTTTAGTGTCCATCGCAACACATTACGGTATCTCTACCAAAGGGACCAAAGACGAATTATGCGAACGGTTGAGTGCTCTGAAAAAATGAAGTATATAAGTATGGATATAGGCGAAAATGAATTGTTAGGAACGGAAGACCAAATGGCGATCGAGTTGAATCAGTTTCGTAAACTACAACGTAAGTTGAATGGCGAATCTTGGAACGAATTTTATGAAAACTATTTATGTGCCCTTGGAGAAAAGGCGAGCGGAAACAGGGCATTGCATTTGTACGAAAGTCAAGATTGGAAAAAAGTGGGCAACACCGGGTCGATCTTAATCATAGTAGGCACCACCATATGTGGTATGTTTACATTCACGAGTTACGCATCGGTGATTGTGATTGGTAGCTTGAATTTTATGTCGACACTTGTCGCAACGTTGCTTAAATTCTATCAACCTGAACTAAAAGCACAAGCACATTTGCAAGCATCNCAACGATACGGGCGCTTACATCGCAAAATCGCATTGGAATTAAATTTGAATCGAACCGATCGAGACAAATCCGATGGATTATGCAACTACAGTAAGCAAGAATACGATCGAATTATAGAAGAAGCCCCTGTTTTGACGAAAAAAACGTTGAGATGGTTTAGAAACGAAATCGGGGANTTGGAGGAACCATGCGCACTTCCTGACATTTTGAACACAATACAACCCATCCATGTGAATCGAAATACGTAATAAATGACATATAAACATGTAATGTAAGAATAAAGGAAATAATGACATTCTTTGCGAATAACCGAATGGTAATCAGCATGATTGGATGTGCGATCGTATTGATGTTGGCATATGTCGCTTATCGATATTACACCCCGCAGGAATGCAAGCCTATCGATCCTATCGATGACGAATCCGAAAAAACGAAGGACGGCGACGACAACCAAAGCGACGTGTCCGAAACATCATCGGACGATACGGAAAGCGTGGTTTCTGAAAAACCCGAAGTGTCNGTCCCTCAAACCGACGTGTATATAGAACACGATTCGGGAAATATGCTTACGGTCAATTCGGATGATAATATTGAATGTGTCAAACGAAACAATGCGAACGAGATCGAAAACGAAACCGATAAATGGAAAATCGATATCACGAACGATGACACGTGNACTATTTTACACAATCAAACTGAAAAGTATTTGAACGTCAATTTACAATTGATACCTACGCCATATACATGGTGTGTGAAAAAAAATACNGATGATAAATACTGCGTGTATGATGAAAACGAAAACAATGTTGACATTATAGACGGTAAACTCGCCATCACGAACGAACGAAAGTACGCATGGACCCTCCGAAAGGTATTGGACCAAGAATAAATAATTCATCAATGTATGAATTGGTCGGAAGAAAACAGTGTCGTCTTGAGAGAGTGGATGGAAAAAACGTCGGGCTTGCGATGGCTGCATTTGGAATCCAGAAAATTGTACATTCAAAAAACACACATGCTCAGTCTACCATTGTTGATCATGTCCAC